TGTATCTACAAGATACTTTACAAGAAGTCCAACAGCGGCTATCAATAACCCAATAGGACCTGTAGCTGCTATAATACTTCTCACCGTTGAAAGTATTCCACCAAAAAGCCCATCTATAGCGCTGAATGTTTCGGATTTTACTTTTAGTATACTCTGAAGAGATGGAGTAGCCTTCATCGTTTTGAATATCTCTTTTACAGAACCTTCAAACTTTCCAAAGTCTGTGGTTGCTAATGCTTGAGCTATTTCAGCAGGACCAGCATCACCCGCATTTACTTTTTGTAGTAAATCGGCAAAATTATTCCCAGCTTCTACGAAAGCAACATTTCCTGATTTAGCTGCTGTTTCTAATTGTGTAGCAAGATCTTTTCCAGCACCAGCCTGTTTAGATAATTGATTTAGAAGAGTTCCTTGGAGATTCTTTGACTTTTCCAACAAGCTTTCTCTTTTACCCTCTATATCATATATCTTCTGAGTAATTGCTAATCTTTTTTCTTCTTGTTTATTTAATTGACTTTGCTTAGACTTTGCTGTATCCTTCCATCCCTCTATCCGCTCAGTACGCTTTTCTATCTCTTTTAACAAGTCGTTATATTCCCCTACATCTTTTAGTTCAGGAACCTGATAAGGCATTTGTGGATTTCCTTTAGCCACTTGTTATCTCCTACTTGTCTCTCAAATGTGGATACATTTTATATAAGTCTTCCATAGCTTTGTCTGTAGCTTTATTTATATTTTGAAAGCTTTTCTTCAACTCTGGATTTTTGTCTAAAAGAGTTTTAGCAGCTCCTCTTAACTTTTTGTTTTTCCAATTGTTATATAAGTTGCTGAAAAACCCTTCCATAGTGATTTTCTTCATCGATATCTCCGAAATTTTTGTTGGAATTTTACAGTAATAAATATCAAAAAAGTAACTTTTTTATCTCATTCCACTCTTAGCTTTTTCATATTCTTTTCGTTCATCTTCATAATACTTAGAGATTCTTTTGTAATAAAAATTACGCAAGTAGATTGGCATGGTATATACTTCAGAAAATGAAAACATACCTTTAGAATTGAAACTTAGTTGGAATATTTGTTCGTGTAAGTCTGTTCTATAACTTGAGGGTAGGCCAAAAAAACTGAACGGTGACTGGCACCAAGAATTCCCTCCTTTCTCCTTCATCATCAATATAATGCCAAGTCATATCGACATCAGGAGCTATAGAGTCAATATAAGTTCTGAGAGCTATGGAGTCTCTAGAAAGTAATTCGTTATCAACAAATGAGTTTATGAAAGCCTTTTCTTCGTTACCATCTACTGATAATATTTGATGTTTGTATTTAGTTGTTAGATTCATCTGTATACCACCAGTAACCTTAGAAATAGCTTCGGCTTCTTTTGATATATTCTGTTCATCATCCGATGTTAGTAGTTTGAATTGAACTTTTCTTTTTGTTGCTGGTAATTCAAAATCGAATCGATTGTCACGGGTGGTAATATTTTTTTTATCCAATGGTATGTCTTTTAGTTTAGTCAAATCTACATCGACTCTTCTACCATCAATCTCTACAGCATAATCTTTACCATAACCTAATATTCTTATTGCTAGTAGTAATGCGTTTTTATCACCAGTTAACATATCTCCGATTTTGATACTTTTATCTACCAATAGATTTTCTATTAGTTTCTCTAAAACCACACCTTGTTTTATTAGATTGGGTGATGTTAGTATATCTTCATCTTTTGCCGTCATGTATCTTATCTCTACTTTACCGCTTGCTAACGGGTGTTTCTCAGGATATAATAATCCCTTTGACGGCAAATCCACCACTTCTGTGGGAAATTTGACTTCAGCCATATTTGACTCCTATGATTTAGTTTTGTACTATAACTATTTTTTACCGAACTTTTCAGCGGCTGTGACTCCAAGTCCAACTACTGAAATGTACATAAAACATTCTAAAATTTTGTCTTTTACTTCGAATGCGGAAAAGGTATCAGCACCCCAACTACAAATCAACATAAAGAATGCCATAAAACCGACAAACCTTTTACTTGAAATCTTAGCATCACTCGAAAGCATTTCTCTGAAAAAATTCATATAAACTCCTTAGAATTGTAGGATAGCGTAATCGTATTGTAGTGTTAGAGTAATATCAGCTGGTTCATTTACAGACCAATCGATAGTTCCAAAGTTTGCTTGTTGTATAAAAGCACCTTTTAGTGTCCACTCTTCTACTTTGTCTCCTACAGGACCTAACATATTGAAAGTAACATCTTTCTTATAGAAGTCTGAATATCCATCTCTACCAGTAACAGATTCATGCGATAGTCTTACCCACTCCATAACAGATTGAGCACCACTTGGAACAATTGGGTCGTATAATACGATATCCAATGGTTGCCATGCACCCTTACCTTTTACATATCTTTTTGTATTGATATGGTCTAAAGTTATGGATTCAAATTGTAGAGTAGGTCTATTACCACTCTTTATGATATATGCAGGTACTCCTTCTATGTACATAATGAACCTATTTTTCAGTTTAGGTTCAAACGGAGTGAACATAATTTCTGAAGGATCTATTAAATCTGGCATTTCAGTTCTCCTATAAGTTTAATTCTTCATATATAAATATCAATAAAATGAAAAATCGATACAAGTTATTATTGAATTCTTTCATAGTTTTTTCATAGTTTTTTGAATAAAAAAAAGGGGAGCGTAATCACTCCCCTTTGATTTTTTCACACCTCCTTGTTATTCAGGAAATGCTGCCCCAGTTGGTAATACTGAGAAGTCCAATACTATGAACTCAGCAGTTCTAGTAGGTTGTATGAATATCTGTCCAATCAACTGATTTCTGTCTATGACATCAGGTGTATTGTTAGATTCATCCATAACTACTCTAAATGCTGTTAGACCACTATTAGCCTGAACTGACTCTAAGAACGGATTCACAATATTTAGGAACCTTGTTCTTGTAGCACTATCATTTTGTTCGAACACTAAGAATCTGCTTGAAGAAGCAATAAATTTCTTCAATCTGATAAGTAGTCGTCTTACATTGATTCTGTCCAAAGCAGATGGTTTAGCCTGTAGTGTTTTCTGTCCAAATACCACAACTCCTTGACCAGGAAATGTAGCAATAGGATTCACACGATTCTCATACAATCTATCTCTATCAGTATGAGTTAGCTTCTGTTTAGCCATTCTTACACTAGCCAATCCACCACGATTCAATCCAGCAGGAGCGAACCATTCGTGCGCCACACTATCTGTAAAAGCAATCACACCAGGTATTACTACTGATGGTGGAACCCACACACCAGCGCCTGTATCAGGATCATCTATCTTTACCCAAGGATAGTATGTACCAACATAATTAGTATCTAATGTTTTCACATTACTAATAGCAGTTGCTACTGAATCATTCCAAGCAGCTCCATCCATTACATAGAAAGCATCAGCTCTAGATTCTACCTTATCAATTGCGTGATTGGTAACTGATGGATGTAATTTATGTATAACACCAGGTGTTACTAACATATTGATATCAATCTCATCAGGATTACTTACGGCATTTATACCTTTTCTGAATGCTATAGAACCACTAGCAGCGGCTGAAGAACAATCGAATCCCATAGTGTTATTAGCAGCTATATCGTTACCCGTCTTCTTCAATCCGTTTGGAGCTATACCATCAAATCCGTACTGCATTGGTACAGCAAACTTCTGTTGTACCTGTGAGGATGTTATGGTTAGGTTTTGACTAGCACCAGCAAATTCGTCACCAAATCCACCAGGACCACTTCTTAGTGCAGTCACAACAGAATCTGCTCCGAATCCTTTCATATTAGATAATAGGAAGTCAGCGTTCTGTCCACCATCAGCACCTCTTGGAATTGGAGCCAAATATTGTCTAGCATCATTTACCGCATTAGCATCAAAGTATGTTGGGTTTAGAGCAAGTCCGTAAGGTACTGCTCCATTGTAAGCAGACTTATCTGTATGCTTTACCTGTACTCTATTTATAGATGCTGTAGGTATGTTATGAGCAGAAATTATTGGTTCAAATACTTTTTTGAATCCAAATGGTTGAGATGCCTTACTAGCTTTTAGATTATCTGGTTTATAATCACCCACTCTAATCATTGGGTGCATATTAGGATAATCACCATGCACTGTTATCTTACCATCGTTGTCTACTTCTTGAAATTGGTCTCCAATTGCTTTAGCAAAATATGTTGGTGAACCTGGATCAAAATTCAATTGATTGTATTCATTTCCAACAGGATTACC